TGGGAAGAGCGAGCTTTGCAGTCATGCTCTGCCGACGTGGTATCTGGGCACTTGGCCCGACCGCAACGTCATTCTCGCCTCGTATGAAGCCGACTTCGCCCTCTCCTGGGGCCGCAAGTCGCGCGACAGCCTCCGCGCCGCTGCCCATCGCGGCATATTCCCCGACCGCCAAATACGCGGCGATGTGAGCGCGGCGTCACGTTGGGAGATTGCAGATACCGGCGGCGGCATGGTAACGGCGGGTGTCGGCGGGGCTATCACAGGACGCGGCGCGAACCTGTTTGTCATTGACGATCCGGTGAAGAACGCCGAGCAAGCTAACTCCGCCACCTACCGCGATGGCGCATGGGACTGGTACACCACGACGGCTTTCACGCGCTTGGAGCCGGGTGCCTCCATGCTGCTGATTATGACGCGCTGGCACATGGACGACCTCGGCGGGCGGGTGCAGGAATACAGCGAGGACACAGAGCCGTGGACTGTCGTGTCACTGCCGGCCCTGGCCGAAGAGCATGATGCCCTGGGCCGCAAGCCGGGCGAAGCGTTGTGGCCGGAGCGTTACCCGGTCAACGTCCTGGCGGACATCCGCACCACGCTGGGCAGCTATTGGTGGAGCGCGCTATATCAGCAGCGGCCGGCACCCCGTGAAGGCGGCCTGCTTCAGGCGGGCTGGTTTGGCATTGTGGACGCAGTACCGGCGGAGGCGCGGCGGGTGCGGTACTGGGATCGGGCGGCTAGTGTTGATGGCGACTGGACTGTGGGTGTGTTGATGTACGAGTTGTCCGGCGTGTACTACGTGGTGGATGTCGTGCGCTTCCGGGGGACGCCAGGGCAAAACGAGCAGCGCATCCGGCAGACTACGGAGCTCGACGGGCAGCGCGTAGCGTCGTGGATGGAGCAGGAGCCGGGCAGCAGCGGCAAAGACACAATCGCTACCTACGTGCGGCTGCTCAAAGGCTACTCATTTCGCGGCGACCGCGTCACCGGCAGTAAAGAGGAGCGCGCCGATCCATTCGCGGCGCAGGCGGAAGCGGGCAACGTCAAGCTGCTTCGCGCCGAGTGGAATCGTGCATACCTGGAAGAGCTTGAGCAGTTCCCGCACGGGAAGCATGATGACCAGGTGGACGCCAGCAGCGGGGCATTCGCGCAGTTGACCGGTAGGGTGCCCGCGCAGATGCGCGCTATGCCGAAGGGGTTATAGCCGATGGCGACATGGACGACAGTACAAAACCGCTGGCAGGCGCTCATGGCGTGGATTCGTAACCTCGGCATCCCGATCCCGGCGTGGATACAGGGCGGCGCAGGCAGCCAATGGCCGCCGGCAGATCAGCTTGCTCGGCTTTACGGCTACGAGCGTTACACGAACCTGTACATAGGTGACCATGAAAGCGTGTACATAGACACCGACAACTACTCCTACGACGACGAACGGGAATATCTCATCTGCAATCGCTGCGCCGAGATTACCGACCTGCTGGTGAGCCGGCTGTTTGGCGAGCCGCTGCAGGTGACGGGCCCCGAGAACAGCGAGGAATGGCTGCAATATCTGTGGCAGAACAGCGAGATGGACATGCTGTTGGTACAGTTGGCGACGGGCGTGAGCTATCGCGGTGACGGTGTGCTCAAGGTGCGCTATAACGAGTCATTCAAGGCCGTCACTATCAACAGCATCTCGCCGAGCATCTATTTCCCGGAGACTGACCCCGACGACGCTACGCGCATTCTCAGCGCGACGCTCGGCTGGATTGTCTATGACGAGGACAGCAACCCCTATCTGTTTCAGGAGATTCACTCGCCGGGGCTAATCCAACGACGGCTCTATACACTGCGCGGAACATATCCCTACACCTACGAGGAAAGCGACCGGATCGAACTCAGTAGCATGGAGAACTACGCGGATTTGCTGGAGGAGGAGCTGACTGGCATAGACGAGATGCTACTGATCCCTGTCGCGCCGCACAGTACCGACGAGCCGGACATCTGGGGCACGAGTGACTATGGGCGGATTGACAGCCTGCAGGGAGAGCTCAACAACCGCTATACCCAACGGGCGGAGATACTGGACCGGCACGCCGAGCCATGGATGACGGGGCCGCCGATAGCCGATGACGAGGGTGCGATTGACTATGACCGGCGTTATATCGAAATCAGCAGCGAGGGGCAATTGGTGCCCAACTACTTGGTGTGGGACGGCCAACTGGCCGCGGCCCAGCAGGAGATCGCCGAACTGAAAGACGACATGGTACGCAACGCGGGCCTGTCGCCGGAGAGCTTCGCCACCGATACCGGCGGCGGTGCCATATCGGGCCGGGCGCTCAAACTCCGGCAATGGCGAACGGCGGCAACGGTGCGGGCCAGGCAGCGGGTGTACGGGCCGGTGATACGGCAGGCGATATCCGTGGCGTCCAAACTCGCACAGGTGATAGAAAAGGGGTTCCTCGGCTTTGATGGGTCAATTCCCGTGATAGAGCCGGAGGACATCGTACTGGACTGGCAGGACGGCTTGCCGAATGACGACATGGAGACGGCCGAGCAGGAGACGCTGCTGACCAGCGCGGGCCTCACCAGCAAGCGGTCTGCGGTAGCGCGGCTCAATCCGGGCATGACCGAGGAGCAGCTTGACGAGGAGATGGCCGCGATTGCCGCCGACAGCCAGGGCGGAGTGCGGCGCATCGGCCTCAGTGACGTGATACAGCCCGTGGCGCAGGAGGTGAGGAGTAGTGGCCGGATATAGCAAGGCGCAACTGCTCGAAATCAGCACCCAACTCGCTACCGCCTATCGCGAGGCGGAGCGGGAACTGGTGACGCTGATTGCCAAGGCAGATTTGACGCGCTGGCAGCGGCAACGGACGCAAGCGCAGTTGGTGGCGGTGCGGGACGTGCTCACAGAGCTTGGCGAGACAACGCAGGAGTGGGGACAGATGCACTTGCCCGGCCTCTATCGCGCTGGTGTAGACATGGTAGACAGCGCTACCGGCGAGCTGCTGGCCGAGTTCACAGCGCTGCACACGGAGAGCGTTCAGTTGCTGAGTGAGAACCTGGTGACGAACACGACCGATGTATTGCAAATGGTAGGCAGGCGGATCAATGACACGTTCCGGCAAGCGGGCCTGAGCGCCCTGCAGGAGACAACCGTGCTTGGCGGCACCCGTGTGGATGCGACGCGGCGCATGGTCGAGGCTCTGATAGACGACGGTATCTATGCCGTGCAGTACCGCGATGGCAGTGTCCATGCCCTCGGCGATTACGGCGAAATGGTAGCCCGCACTACCAGCCGCGAGGTGCAGAATACTGCGGTCGAGAACCGCATGGCCGAACTCGGCGAGGACCTGGTGAAAATCAGTACCCATAGCGGGGCCTGTCCGCTGTGCCAGCCTTGGGAGGGCAAGGTGCTCTCACTCAGCGGCAAAACCGGGGGCTACCCGACACTGGACGAAGCGAAAGCGGCGGGGCTGTTCCATCCGCGTTGCGTACATATACAGATGCCGTATGTGGCGCGATATGCAGAGGCGGTATAACGGAGGGTGCAGATGAGCAAGTTGGATGCCATGACCAAAGCCGAACTCGTAAACGAGATTGAGCGATTGCAGGCGCAGGTAGATGGATTGGAGACGGACTTAGCCAATTCCCGCGCTGCTTTGCGGGCACACAAATATCGGGCGAAAAAACAAGCGAAGGAGCAGACCAATGGCGGACGATAAGACGGGCGCAGACACAGCGGACGAGCAGCAACCGGACGATGGCGAGCAGGACGATACGGGATTGACACCGGAGCAACTGTTGCAGAAAGAGCGCGACCGGCTGGAGAAAAAGCTGCGCTCGGAGGTAGCCAAGGCCCGCGATGAAGCGAAAGCCGAGGCGCTGGCCGAGGCCGCCGCGCAGCGCGAACGCGAGGACATGGCGGAAGTCGAGCGGCTCAAGGCTGAGAAGGCCGACCTCGAAGCTGAGGTTGCCGCACTCAACGAGCAGCTTGCGCAACGCGACAAGGCCGTCACCCGCGCCGAGTACATCAGCGCCAATGCCGGAGACCTGCCGGCGGCATATCAGGCCCTGGTGCGCGGCGAGACGGAGGAGGAGCTGGCCGAGAGTCTGGCGACGGCCCGGGAGCAGTTTGAGGCGGACTTCAAGCAGCGAACGGGCAGCAAGCCGCCGAACACTGGCAGCGCGGCGAAGCCGGCGAAGCAGCAGGAGCCGGAGATCAACCCGTATCAGAAAGAGCAGTGGAACCTAACCCAACAAGGACGTTTAGAAGCTGAGGACCCGCAGAAAGCGGCGCGACTGAAAGCCGAGGCGGGTCTCGCATAGTGAGAGGTGAATAGACATGGCTACTACATCAATAGCAGACGTCCAAGTACCAGTCAGGTACGCGGACTATATTGTCCAACTGAGCACGAGTCTGTCGGAGCTGTGGACCAGCGGGATTGTCGGGACAACGCCCGAAATCGCCGCGCTTGCATCCGGCGGCGGCGTTATCATCAACCTGCCGTTCTGGCAGGACTTGACCGGCGCAGACGAGGTGCTGGCGGAGGGCGCTCTGACACCCGCTAAGTTCACAAGCGGGAATGACGTTGCCCGCAAGCACGGGCGCGGCAAGGCCTGGGGTGCCTATGACCTGGCCGGGGAACTGGCCGGGGACGACCCACTGGAGGCGTTGGCGAACAGAATCGCGACATGGTGGGCGCGTCGGATGCAGGATATGGTCATCAGCACGTTGACCGGTGTGTTCGGCGATGCCTTGGCTGCGACTCACGTCAACACAGCGGCGGCGGGAGATAGTGTGATTGCAGCCGACGACTGGCTGGACACCGAGCAGCTACTCGGTGATGCCAAGGACCGGCTGACTGCCATCTGCATCCACTCGGCGATGGAGAACAAAATGAAGGGGCTCGACCTGATTGACTTCGAGCATGAGTCCGATCAGGGTACGCCAATCCCATACTACATGGGCAAGAGCGTCCTGGTGGATGACAACTGCCCCGTGGCTGATGGCGTGTACCGCAGTTACATGTTCGGCCCGGGAGCGTTGGCATACGCGGAAGCCCCGGTCAAAACTCCATTCGAGACCGGGCGCAATCACCTGTCCGGCATTGACGAGGTTGTGACGCGGCGGCAGTTCTACCTGCATCCGCGCGGCGTGGCGTGGCAGGAGGATACCTGCACTGGCGAGTTCCCGACCAACGCGGAGTTGGAGACTACGGCGAACTGGTCAGATGTCTATAGCGTGAAGGACATCCGCATGGTCGCGCTGGACGCGCGTGTGGCGGCGGCCGTAGAAGCGGCGTGAACATGAACGACCGGCGGCGGGTCCTCGCTCGTGTTTGGCAACGGCACGCTCAACACCGTTGTCGGGTTCACCAACACGGAGGCGCATTACGGGCAGGTGGGCCTGGGGTACGATACCGACATGGCGAACACGAGCTACATTGTCCTCGCCACCAGTCAGCTTGCACAGGCGAGCCTGGCAGGCAATGACCTGGGTATTCAGACCAAGGCCACTACCGGCTTTGATCTGGAGTGCGAGACGGCGGCAGCCACGCACGACGTTGACCTGATCATCATCGGCCAGGCAGCAAGCTAACGGGGAGGCTGTAAATGGCAAGCCTGATAGATGCGACGGTGGGCGGCGCCGACAGCAACTGTTACATCACTACCGCTAACGCAAATGCCTATTTCGCCGATACCCTACGTGAGGCGGGGTGGGATGAATGCAGCAGTGATGACCGCGAACGGGCATTGATTCAGGCGACCCAGCAGATAGAGCGCCTGCGGCTACATGGCACTGCGGCAGACACCATCACCCCGCAGGCGCTTCATTTTCCCCGCAGTACCGACTATGACACCGATGGCGAGACTTACATCATCCCTGATGATATTGAGGACGCAATCTGCGAACAGGCCATGTACCTGCTGCAGCAGCAGGCCAATCCGGAGTTACTGGACAGGCGCACGCTGCAGGCCCAGGGTGTGCGTAGTATATCACTGGACGGGGTGAGTGAGAGCTACGGCGGGCGCTTGGCCGACGGCTTCTCGGCCTCGGCGCGGCACCTGCTGGAACCGTTCACCCGGCGCACGGCTAAGCTGAAAACGAGGACAAGCGAATAATGGCGGTCAAGCTCAAGGGGTTACAGAATGTGCGCAAGGCACTGGCGGCGGCGCGGCAGATCGGCACCGGCAAAAAGCTGTTGGAGGAGCTGCGCGGCGAGGCTAATGTCATGGTTGCCGACCTGCAGCGCCGGGCGCAGAAGCTAGCCCCGGTTGATGAAGGCACGCTGCGCGGCGAGGCCCGCAGTAACGTGCACTTC